TAATAAGGTTTCTTCATTTCATCAAGGACTTTCATGTCCTCTTCAAATCCCATCCACTTACAAAGTTGATAAGACCCTTCTAACTCACTGATTAACCTTAACACATTAGCGGGGTGTCTGTCAAGACCCCCAAAATCATACTTACTCATGTATAGTATGCTTGAAAGTATTTAACAATACCATCAGAACGAACATTACCCTGTGATACCCAATCATGAGAACACTGGGTGATGCTGTTCATACTATACACTGGTTCTCCATTCTCGTCAAGAGCAGATCCAAAACGAGCGAGGAGAAGACTATAAACTTTCTGTCTCAACTCCATACGATCATCACTATAGCGCCAATCATCATTCATGAAAATTTTCTGATCCTCCAAGGTGTAAAGTAGTTTTACCATGAGCAGTAGCAATATCATACATCACTTGATGTATATTTTTTACTTCTGAATAGATTGGTTCATCAAGAAGTAAGTTTTCAATGACAGATTGCTCATAAGCAAGTTTATAGTCTATTTGATGAAGAGAAAATGTAGCGGGACCAAACCAAGGGTCGTCTTTAAGATATTTTGGTGCAGGGTATGTCATACTAGGACCATTTTATTTTTATAATCATAAGCATAAACTTCGCGATTACCTTTAATGCCCCATCCTAACCAGTAGTATGCAGGAACCATGTACTGTGAAATAGAATTTCCATGTCCTTCAAACTCAGGGAGATAGCGTTGGAAGATTGGTTCGTTAATCATGTAACGAGTTTGACCTTCAAGACTGCTAGGATCGCATCCATATTTAGCACAGAAGTTTCCAAGACCCTTGTAGCGTCCAATACTAGTCCACTGAATCAAACCATATCCACCAGACTTACATTCAGTGTAGGAGACGCGAGCACCACCCTCACAGATGTTAGAGATGAACTTACTCTCTTGTTTGATGTTACCCATCAGTGTAGCAAGAGCATTGACATCAGTAATGTTTGTCGTCTCTTGAAGTTGTGAGAGAATATACTGCTCTGCCGGACTGCAGTCTTCACACTTCCAAGTAGGTTCATAGTGTATCACAGGAATTTCCTGCTGAAGATCTTCCACCAAAGGAGGGATGTTAGCAGATGGAAGAAGGAAGGTCAGACCAGCAGCAATAATTGATGTTGAGATCATTCGTTTCATTACAACAATCTGTAGTTTACCATCTATGTAGGGGGTTGTCAAGCGCCAATAAATACCTATACTACAGAGGTACTAAGGTCTTACCATGAGATTAAACGAAGTAGACGTGGCACGTCTGATTACTGCTTGCAACATTTACAAAGAGAAAACTGGTTCTGAATATATGTGGGATGAGTATACTGAACTTGTAGAAAAATTAGAAAGATTATGCGAACAAGGATACTGTTCAATCACTAGTGATTGAGTGTGGAAGTCCAAACAAAAAGAATATCTCAACCAAATTAAATACCTAGATAATGTAGTTGCACACAAGTTTGTGAAAGTCTTAATTACATTTTTTATTACACTCTTTTTTGCTCTTCCCGCATGGGCAGTAGATGTCTCAATGGGTGCTAATGGTAACCTAGCATTTTCACCGAATGAGATCACAATCTCTGCTGGTGACACCGTTCACTTTATCAATGAATCACTACCTCCTCACAATATTATTGTTGAGGCACGTCCTGATCTCTCTAGAGAAGCACTACTGTTTGCTCCTGGAGAATCACAAGATGTTGTGTTTGCTGATGCAGGTGATTACAACTTTTTCTGTGGTCCTCATCAAGGTGCGGGTATGACTGGTGTAGTTCATGTGGAGTAAATGTCTATAACTAAAGAAGAAGTTCAGGAGATGATTGATGATGCCATACGAAAACATAATCGTAACGCTGGAATTATCTCTATGTGTGTTGGTTGGGTTGTTCTCGCACTTTTTGCTGAGGGTTTACTTCGACTTGTCGGAGTGATCCCTCCATTATTTCCGAATTTAAATTTAACTCTGTAAATGAAATGAAAGTTGGTATTATTGGTCTAGGTAGAATGGGTGAGGGTATGTCTCGCCGCATGATTAAAGAAGGACATGAAGTTTGGGGTTACAGAAATAACTACGAGAAAGCATGTGAACAATATGAAGCAGGATATATCAGTGGTGTTACTACTTCATTAGAAAGTCTGGTCCAGGCAATTAAATCTGACCGTAAGCAATTTACTAGTGCTGGTAAAATTCCTGGTATCTTCCAACTTGTTATCCCAGCAGAACTAGTAGAGGAAACTATCGATGAGTTATTACCATTACTTAGTGATGGAGATATTATTATTGATCATGGCAATTCCAATTTTAAGGATTCAAGGAGGAGAGCACTCCGCCTTGAGAAACTGGGTGTCCAGTATATTGACTGTGGTACTTCTGGTGGTGTTTATGGTTTGGACCGTGGATACTGTCTTATGGTTGGTGGCAGAAGCCACGCAGTCGATGTATGCCGCCCTATCTTCGATGCACTCTCTCCGGGTATCGGTGCTGCCGAACGCACCGGGAATGGTGAGTATGTAATGTATCCAGAAGAACATGGTTGGATGTATTGTGGTGATCCTGGTGCAGGACACTTTGTAAAAATGGTTCATAATGGTATTGAGTATGGAATCATGCAGGCATATGCCGAAGGATTTAATATCATCAATGAAGCAAATGCAGGTTCACAATATGTCAAAGAAGGAGACGCTGAGGTTGCGCCTATGGCAGACCCTGAGTCCTATTGCTATGAGATTGACGTTGCTAGGGTGGCTGAGTGTTGGCGTCGTGGTAGCGTTGTTGGTAGTTGGTTACTGGACCTTACTGCCGAGGTACTACGAGATGACAACAAACTTAGCAAGTTTGATGGTGGGGTTAGTGATAGTGGTGAGGGACGTTGGACTGTTCATGCTGCTGTGGACCTTGGGGTTCCTGCTCCTGTCCTTAGCACTGCATTATTTGAGCGGTTCAACTCTAGAAGATTAGGAACCTTTGCCAATAAAGTCCTCAATGGCATGAGGTATATGTTCGGAGGACACAACGTAAGATGACTTTATCCCATGTCCTACTTTTCGGATCACTACCCTTTGTATGTGCCACCATCTATTTCGGGCTACGAAAAGGTGAAAATAACTATTATGAAACCGACGCCTACTCAGGAAATGGAACAGCGCATTAGAATGAGATTTGCTTTTGCAATGTCATCATTTGGTAGAATGTTTTTACCTCATGGCATAACACCAGAGATGAGAGCATTCTGTAATGAATGGTCTAAGATTGAAGAACAACCACCAGTTGGTGATTTATATAAAGTGGATCGTTATTTCTTGGAATTATGGAAATCGAAATTGCAATAATAATATTATTTTCTTCTTTCGGTATTTTCTTATTCATACTGTCATTATTTTCAGACTAATGAATGTATATTTAACAGCATCACTACTATTCGCTACAGTATTAATATCAATTATATGTGCTCTTGATAGCGCATACATAACACAAACAACTTTTTACTCATGAAAATCTTTTTAGACACAGCTGACCTAGATGAAATCAAGAAGGCAGCGAGAACTGGTTTAGTCGATGGTGTCACTACTAACCCCACACTAATTAAAAGAAGCGGCAGAACGCTTCCTGATGTCGCTAAGGAATTAATTGATAGGTATCCACAGTTTGAAAGTGTGTCATGTGAAGTAGTCGCTGAGACTGCTGAAGAAATGATTAAACAAGCTCAACAGTTTATTCAGTTGGGAGGTAAAGCGATCACTATCAAACTACCATGCACTGTGGAAGGTTTAATTGCATGTAAAGCACTCTCTGTGCTTGGTGTTAAAACCAATGTGACCTTAGTGTTCTCTGTAGCACAAGCAATCATGGCGGCAAAGTCAGGTGCTACTTATATCTCACCTTTCGTAGGGCGCTGTAATGATAACTCATTCAGTGGTGTAGAACTTGTTCGTGCTATCAGTGGAACCTATTGTTCTCAGGGTGTAAAAACTCAAATTCTTGCAGCATCATTGAGAGATGTTCATCATGTATCACGGTGTTTTGCTTATGGTGCCAGCGTTATTACAATGCCACCTAAAGTATTTTGGGCAATGTACGATCATGTACTTACCCGTGAAGGATTAGATCAATTTCAAAAAGATTGGGACGACGTGCAATGATGCTACAGTTTGCTAGATTTTGTGGCACAGTATTAAACAACCCATATGGATTAGGATTCCTCTCAACTATCTTGGTGTTTGTTCCTGTCATAGGTATGTGGGCTATTCATAAATATAATTGGCAACACTGGGAACCTTTTACGAGGAAGCATAAATGAATCCAGTAATTTTAATCGGTTGTTTTACGCCGCTGGTTTTAATTTTTATAGTAATGAAACTTGCCGTATGGG